ATTATAAAGAAATATTTAATTCCAACAAAAACTTTGTAGAAGTATATCATCATTTAAATCTTTGTTATTTTAATAAAGGAATTAACGATTTTAAAAAAGAAAATATTGACAATAAAAATTTTTGTGTTATAGACGAAAACTTTTTAATTGATAGCAAAAGCTTTTATGTAAACGATAATTTCAAGATATTAAAAGAAAAAAACAAGTTATTAATATCAGGCATAAATAATAAAACTGCAAACTTCAATAAAGAATATTATGATAAATGCATAAGCTTGTGGTCAAAAAATAAACAGCTAGACCCGAATCTATTCTTGGACTTTTTACTAGAGAGGTATGTAATAAAGATTAAAAGTTTAGACTCACAAAGTGTAAAGTATCTTATGATATCTAATTTAGTAGACATAACTAAGTCTTTTTCTGAAAATTTTAGGCTAAACAATAAGGCGCAGAATAACAATTTAAAAATTAACCTATTATCAAGCAAATTTATTAAACCTAATATTCAAGTATTATATAATTAGTAAAACATAAAGAGAGAATTTTTCTATGGGCTTCAATATTGACTTAAATAATAATCAAGGAAAAAATGTTAGTGAAAACAGCGAAACAAGCGAAAACAATAGAAGCTTATTAGATGCAAATACTTATATAGATGAAGAAAATACAACTGAAAAGACACTTGCTTTTTTAAATTCTCTTAGAAATACCTCTCTTGGAAATATAAATACCAACTTTTCTAGCAACAACAATAGTCAATTTAATGAAATAAACAATCCTGGCAGCGTAATATTTGAAAATCAAATAAATAATCAAGGTTTTGCTACTCAACAAAGTAAACCAGGTGATGCTATTCTAGAAGAAGTAAGAAGACTAAGCGTTGTTGAAAGTATCGACGCTATTGATGTAGACCCTATTTATTACCAAAATTTTGATGAAGAAAGTTTTGGTTTAGATTCTAAATTAGATGACATAGTAACCTTGATACAAAAGAGCTTAGAAAAAGCTAACTTATCAAATTCTCTACCTGATATTCTTTCGCATGAAATTTTTAAATATAATCTTAGGGAAACTAGCTTTATTTTAGCAAGTAGACATTCAAATGATAATAGTTTAAGACCTGTTGATGTTTTTAATTTAAAAAAAAATTATATAAAAAATATTCATGAAATGAATGCACAAAGATTTTTTATAAGTTGTGATGCTAACGACAAACAAAAAGAATTTCATTATAAAAAATTAAAAGAATCTTTTGAAGAAATTAAAAGCATAAAAGAAGATATAGAAGAAATTATTACTAAAAAAGACGAACTTAAAAAAAGCATTAATTATGCAAATTTGGTATATGATTTCTTCTTAGAAAATAGCAATTCTAATGTATTTGGATTTGTATATAATAACATATTTAGCAAGGACAATGAATCGTCAACAAGGCGTAGCTTTGTTGACGATATAAATAGTCATAGCGACAGAAGTTTTCTATCATACAATTCAGAAATACAAAATGTGTTTGGTCCTTTGTCTAGAATCTGGCTAAAAAAAGCATATGATAACTTGCTAAGATTTACTAATACAAGAAATACTGTTAATGGTACGAGCATATTAAATTCTGATAAAATGGTCGGACAATTGCTGGTAAATGCTTCTTTATCAGACAAAAATATTTATAATAATACACTAGGCTACGACTTAAATCTTGATGACGATTCAGAGGAAATTAAAAATTTTTTAAGCTTTAAAGAAGTAGAAAAGTTTTCTATTGTTTATTTAAATTATAAAAACAAAGATGCTTTTAGACATAGTAATAATGATTTAACTAATATACAAAATTATAATAAAAATATAGATTCAATAAGTAATGATTTTTTTAAATTTAATAAACATAAAAGTGAAAAGTATTTTAGCGAGACTTTTCTAAGTAGAGACCTTGAATCAATATTAGACTTTCTTCCATATGCTAGCCAAAGTAAATATTTAGTCAGTTCTATTGATGAAATTAATATAAATAGAGCAAATGACAGCGATTTTATTCCATTTTTTAATCAAGAAGAATCAAACTCAGAAAATGGAATAAATAGTTTTATTTCTCGCTATAACGATTATCTAGACGGTATTAAACAATATGATTTTATAGGTACATATAAAAAAGATAATAATGGCAAAATTGAAGTTAAACTAACAAAATTAGATGTTAATACAAATAACAACCTAAGAAGAGCTGTTAATAATATTAATTCTCCTACTTTTTTATATTTTAAATATCATCAAGAATTTAATTCTAATCGTCAAGGTTTTGACAACTACAAGCATACAGACAACCAGTTTGCTGGAAATAAATTGTCTGTTTTTGGTCGAATAGACTTAGACTCAAGCGAGCCAATAAACGTAGAAAACTCCAGCTTTTTAAATACCAATTCAATTAAATTATATAGCGATACCAGCAGCGTTAACTTTAGAAATGTTGTTTATTGTGATATAAACGCAGATTTAACAAGCGATACAATTAAAGAAAAAATTAGAAGTACTTATAGATCAAGTGGATTACCTCAAGATGAAGACAAGAGCTATTCTGATAAATCTACATTTTATAATGATCCCACATTTATAAATCTTGAAGTAAATAATTCTAATAATTTTAATCAGTTTTATTTGCTAAAAAATTCAAACAACTGTTATAGTTTGTTAAATATGAAAGAAAAGTTTTTAGAAAGAAAACCAGAATATTCAGATAGTCAAGAAGACTTTAATGAAAGAATTTTAATAGAAAGCTACGACGAGTCTAATGAAGAACTTAATGTAATTAAAAATATAAAGACAAAAAATGAAAGTAATAACTGGTTTAGATACGCATATAACATTAAAAAAACGCTAGGCAATTTAAAGCATTTAAAGTTAGAAAATAATTTTGAAGCAAAAGATTTTGTTGACTATATGGGTAAAGTTAGAGAAAAATCTTTAGATAATCAGAAAGATATTGTTTTCTTTCATGATAAAAATCAAGATAATAGCTTGTACAGCTTGGAAGAAAGTGACTTGCTTATAGACTTCGAAGACGCTTTTTATTCTAAAAATAATTTTATAAAAAGCAATTCAACAAATATATTATCAACAAACGAAATATTAGACTCAATAGAGAATATTGATTCATTAAATTTAGAAATAAATAGTGATAATATAAGAGAATTTTTGACCTTTTATTACCCAAAAAACTTTTTAAGAAACTCAAAAGATGTAATTGTTAAAGCCTTAAAAGATTCAAAGTCATGTTTAAAATGGGATAAAAGATTTAAATCAGACTTTGGTTATATAAAACTTTTATCTGATGCTATCGTAAATTCAGACAATATTGAAACAACAAAATTTTTAATTTTTACATCTTTGGTTGAAAAAAACAATCTTGGGTTTTTTGATAATTGGGGAGAACAAGAGGAACGCAAGAAAAAAAGAGAAGAGCTTAATAAAATTTTAAATTATGATGAGCATATAAAAAATATATTTGGCTACGAAGCATTAAAAAATCAAAAAACTTATACGTTAAGAACAATAAACAAAGACTTTTTAAGTAATAGCAGTTTAATTGATGACGATCAATTAATAGGCGTTATAGGCGGCAAAGTAATACAGTTTCTTTTTCCTTTTAAAAATCACGTAAAAATTTTTAAAGCTAAAGAAAGAGATATACACATACTTGAAGACGATTTTGATAACTCTATTTGTATAAATAGAATTGACCCATCATCCGAAGAAAGAAGTCCTTTACAAAAAAAGGAAGATATAGAATTTATAAACGATATTTTAAGTTCTTATACATTTAATTATGATGCTTATATATCGAAATATGATTACGAAGATTCAATAGAAAGTGCCAATTTTGATATTGAAAACTCAGCCTGTTATTTAAGATACTTATCACTTAATAATACTGACATTAACTTGGAAGATCCAAATACATATAAATACTTTATATATAGCCCAGAAAATGAAAATAAAGTATCAATTGAAGATAAAATATCGATCGGGAATAGACTAAATTACATTCAAACAAGTTTAACATATATGTGGGACTATTATCCTCGACATGTTAAAAGAAAATATAATTTTTCTAAAAAAATTCATGACTTTATTTCAGAAATTTTATTCTATTTAAAAAAAGATAATTTTCAAGATGTAGAAAAAATTAAGGACTTTATAGATAGCAATGAACCCCTAATAGAACATATAAACAGTCTATTAAAGTCATACTGTCAAATTTTTTCTTCTTACTTTGAAAAAATTAATGAAATGATGGTCAACATCTATACGAATAAAATCATAACAAATACTTTGCCAAGTAATGTAAACAATGGTACAGAATTTGATGTTGACTCTTCAAGTCAAATTAGTATTAATTTGGATAGCTTATGGAATGAAAGTGCTGATTTTTATTTTAAAGAAATTGATTTTTTAGTAAATAGATTTGAAAAAAGAAGTACGCCTTTATCCTTTTCCATTACTAACGAAAGATCAGTCCTTGCGGAGTCTTATAATTCTGAGTTTATAAATCTTTATCTTTCTTTGATAACACTAAATAACTCAGATTGCTTTGAAAGTTTAACTTATGATTTAATACATGGCTATCTTGTAAATTTAGAAATAAATAAGACAAGAATTCAAGACATAAACAATAAAAGTATTGATCTTTTAACAAACATTAATTCTTTGATTGAGCAAAATCTTGATTTTAATTTAGACATAGATAATATTTTAGATAGTAATATTATTCTTGCAAAGTTATCCAAAATATTACAGAATGAATTATATTACAGAGACTTATTATATAAAAAGCTTATAAACAATAGTAATCTTGTTTTTTCTTTAAAAGAAAAATATAAAGAAGTTGAAGATTTTTTTAAGCATAGAATAAAAGAAGAAGAATCAAAAAAGATACTTGCAAATATTGCAATGGAAAACATATATATTAATGAGGATCCTGGCAATATACAAAAATTTGATATTCTAAGGTTCGGAATAGACTATAGCTTAGCTGAGCACTTAAGTAATGAAAAACTTCTAAATATAAGAGTTCATGTAGTTAATCATAAATTTCCTCAAATTGAGTTTGACTATTTTGACTTTTATTATACACCTATGTTTACTGATATTTCTCCGGCGATTATTTCTTCTATAATGTCAAGTAATACAACAATAAGTCTGGATAGTTTTACAAACAATATTGGTTTTTACAATTTTGGTTCTAAAAATTTTAATGATATGTATTTAATTAATACAGCACCTGGTTATGCTCTTTACAATTTAATAGAAAACAGAAAAATATCAAAGTATTTATTTGAGTCAAGAAACAGTGAGGAAATTGATATTATATCGCTTAGTAATATTAATTCTATAATTGCTCAAAACAAAATGTCAAACTACATTAAAAACTTAAGTTATTTTAAAAACAATATTTTTGACGAAAATAAAATAAACGAGATAGGTTTAGTAAAAGAAAATATTTTATCAAAAAACTCTTTGGCTATGTTTGAAGATTTTGACGAAAGCAAATATCAAAAGGTGTTTTTAGAAAGCAAATCAAAATCAAGAGAATTTGTAGAAATAGATGACTTAAATTTAGAAATAAACAATAAAGTTGATCTCATAGACAATAATATTCATTCTTTAGAATTTTTTAAACTAATTGATAAAGATATATCTAACTTAGAAATATTTAAATCGCTGTTAGAGGATAAATACTTTGACATATTTTCTGTAAAAATATCAAGAAAAATGATTGAAAGAAAAATAAAAAATACAATGGATATAAGTAAGTTAAGTAATTTTCATAATAGCTATGCGTATATGATAGAAGTAAAAGTGATATAAACATGTCAAAGTTAACTGATTCTGCAATTTCAATAAATACAGACTGCTCTTTAGATAATTCTATCAATTCTAGCTTTGTATACAATTTCTATACAGAAAATGAAACAGTTGCAAATGATGAAAAAATAACAAATAAATTTGAAAGAAATAGATATAAAAGTAGGTTTATAAGACTAAAATTTGATGCTCGATTATTTAATTCAAATGATTTGACAGAATATGGTCGCAAAACACTAAACACTGAAACAAATTTTGTTGATACAATATATAATCTAAGTTTAACTGATTCTTTAGGTAAGCAGCAGCTTTCTTTTTTTAATAAGCTTGATCATTTAACGCCTAACAGAAAGAGTTTAACTAGAACTCTAGATACTAGTGAGTCCACTGGTCAATTTGATTATTATATTAAAAATAACCTAGAAGAACCTTTGACTAAAGATACTTTTAAAATAAAGGCAAGATCATCACAAAGATTATCAATTAAAAAAGAAAATTTTAATTTAAGTGATTTATACAGTAATACTCTTTTTCCTGATTTTGATACAAGTTTAGATATACAAAACTATAATAATTTAATTTTTTCTTCATCTACCCCAAAAGACTTTAAAGATACAAACTATGCCTTTAGTCAAGGAAATATTTTTCCTAAGTTAAAAAAGATAGAAACAATTATAAGTGAAGACTTTACGACAGAAGAATTTGCGAGCAAAAACGCAGTAAAATGTGGTTTTTTAGTAGAAAAATTCATTAAAAAGGGCAGTGCATATAATCTTTTATGTGGAAAGTTTTTTTCTATACCTAAAGTAGAAGAAGGTGATGCTTTAAATAATTTGCCTGCTGTTTTAGAGGATGAAGCTATAAGATATGGTCAAACTTATAAATATATTGTAAGTCAAGTTTTATTGTACACATATCCCGATCCTACGAATAGATTCGTTTTAAATAGATATCTTATCTGTGATCATCCTGTATTTTCAAAAGATATTATTTGTAAAGAATTTAAAAGGCCTCCGCCACCTAGAGTTGTTAAGTTTAAATATTACAAAAGTAGAAATGAGTTAAAGATCAATTGGAACAGACCAGGAGAGTTTCAAGAAGATGACAAAGGGTATCAGATACTTAAAAGAGAATCACTAAGCGAGCCATTTAGAGTAATAGCTCAGCTAGAAGGACATGGACCTAACGATCTTTATGAGCCTAGCGAAACTGTAGTTGATGATCTTATTTTAAAAACACCAGGCGAAGTCAAGTATTCTTATGTAGATAAATCATACAATCCTAATAAAATAACGATTTATGCAATAAGAACTATTGATGCTCATGGAATGTTTTCAAATTATAGCACCCAATTAGGATTGCTTTATGACTCGTTTGAAGATAATCTTATAATAGATATTGTGTCTGAGTCTGGTGCTAAAAGAAACAAACCGAACGAGTTTGTCTATGAAAATTGTTTATTTTTTGAAAATAAAGTTAATATAGTAGATAATCTGCCTGTACTTAAAAATGTAAAAAAAATTTCTTTATACGTTACTCCAGACTTTGTTAATATAAAAAATAAGCAAAAAGTTGTTAGTAATTTGGAAGAAAAGTATCGTTTTACAATATTTAAGATAAATGAATTAGTTCAACATAAAAAAGAATTTAGTATTAAAAATTTTGCAATAGAAGAAACTTAAGTTTAGGAGAAGATATTAATGGGTTTTTTAAATCATTCAACAAACAATATTATAATTGATGCTGTATTAACAGAAGTTGGTAGAGAAGCTTTGTCTGAAGGTGGTGAAAGGTCAAGGATTGATTTTTTTAGACTTTCTGATGATGAAATAGACTATGCTATATTAGAGCAGTATGGATTAATAGTAGGCAAAGAAAAAATAGAAAAAAATACTCCAATTTTTGAAGCTATAACAGACCAAAGTAGAGCACTTAAATATCCTATAAGAGACTTTACGAATAATGTTAACACTAATATCATATCTGTTTTTCCGACATTTGTGCTAAATACATCTACAACAAACTTTGAAATTTCTTCAAATTTAAGTGCAAATTCTGTAAACAACATTGATATTGATTTCAAGTCTTTTGTAAATCAAGACGAAACATTTACTTTAGATAGTCAATTAGTTGACAGATCAGTTACAATAAAAGTTTTTAGTAAACTTTTAAAAATAACAGGAGCTACTGGTGAAACTGAAGGCGAGTTTACAGTATATGATAATATTTCAGTTGATTCAAAGTCTATTGACTTTACAAATCAAATAGTTGGAAAAATCAATATAACAGTTTCAGGTGTTGTTACAGACAGTACTTACAAGTATTATTCAACAACTTCAGACGCTACTGTAATAAAAACTCAAGTAGAAATTACAGGAAACCAGTCTGGCGCTAAACTTATTGTTCCAGTAACAATTAAAAGTAATACAGTTTCTTAAGAGGATAAAATGATTTTAGAACAAAAAATTGAGTCAGAAGATATTATTAATAAAAAGTCTAATATAAGACAACTTGTAGATATATTGCAAATAGATATTGCAGGTAAAAATGCATCAGATATAGATCAAAACACAAGAAAAAAATACGAAACATTTGTAACAGGTGGAATAGGTCAAAGTCCAGTAACTAGTTCTTTATTTCATACTGTATTTGATCAAGATCACACGCTTCAAACTTCAAATGAAATGCTTGATTTAACTATAGGCTTTTATGATGGTAGTAGCTACGTTTCTACAGCATCTACTGCTACAGATGCAAGCGGAAAAAAAATATTTCCAAATACTACGTTAATGATGAGAGAAAAGATAAACATATATAAACAATATGCGCAATTTTTACTAGGAGATTCTTCTTTGTCATTTAAAGCTCCTTTTGAATCAGAAACTGCAACAGATACTATTGATGCTGCTCTTTTCATAAATTTTAAAAGACTTTTTGTAAGAGATGGTTTAGATAAAGAACAGTTGTCTTTTAAGCTACATAAAAATGTGGAAGATGGAGCATCAAGTTCTAATATTAGTACTAATGTTACTAGCTCTGGTTTGGATTTTTCTTTATATTCAGATACTGGTGCAAAGTCTAGCTTAAGAGTTACACATCATGGTGGCACAGTAGCTTCTATTGTAGATAGTTCAAACAACAGTGTAGGACTAGTTTTTTATGAAAAAGGAATCTTAGTATTAGACGCAGAAAAAGTTTTTAATAAAGACCAGCAAATATCAGGAACAATAAACGCAGTTACTGGATCTACAGATAATAATTATGATAGTAATGCAGGAACTGTTACATTGGCTACAGACGCAAAATTAATACCTGATTTATGGGTCTCTGGTTCTATTGATAATGTATTAGATCATATATGTCATACAAGATTTGGAAGAGCAAATGGCTCTGCATTTGGTTTGTTTAATAAAACCAATATTAATTCTACAATATATTTTTGTCGTATTGGACCAAATAAAGGTAACTTTTCTTCTAATCCAACTTATACTGATGCTAATGGAAAAATAAGATCTATTCAAGAAGCAGGAGATGATCCTTTTTCATATATTACGACAATTGGTTTGTACAATAGCAAACAAGAACTTATTGCAGTAGCAAAAACTTCTAGACCTATAGAGAAAAATCCTGAGATTGATTTGACTTTAAGTGTTAGAATTGATTATTAAACTTTCAAGCTAGGGTTTTTAAATGCCTTTAAATATTATAGATAAAAACATGATAGTAAAAAACAAAATAGAGCTTAAGCCTATAGTAAGCTTTGTTTCTGCTTCACTAGATTGTAATAATTTAAACTTACTAGAACTAGAAAGCCCTGGCGTATTTGGTGAATTAAAAGCTAAGTCTATCAACGCAAATAAGTGGAACTTAGAATATCCAAGAACATTTAAAGTAAAAGATATATCTTTAGATGTTTTAAGCGAAAAAAATGTTAATATTTTGAATGATTCAAAATTTAATAATCCTCCTTTTAATATCTTAAATAATTTACAAGACTATGAAGCTTCTTTAGAAAGCAAAGGGTTTTTTTTTGATAGAAGTGGAGAATATAAATTTGGCGTTGATAGAATACAACAGAAATATTTAGTAGAAGATAATGCCTACAATAAAAAAAAGTCAATAAAAAATTTATACAAGTTTTATAGAGAGAATATTGAATATAGACAACATAATTTAAACTGGGGATTTAGTAATTATAATACTCTAAACTTTTTCAATGTAAGCGAAAAGCTAAATGATGACTTGTTTAAAGATTTAAAAAATAAAACGCACAGTAATTGTTTAGCTTACCCTAATTTAGTGTATACAGAAAATGGTGTTCAAAAAAAAGTATATGACTTTAAAACAGAACAAAACGGAGGATTAACTTTTTCTTTCTATATCAATCAAAGAAGAAAAAATAAAAGCGATTACCATTTTAATCCTGGTTGTATTTTGCATATTCCCCATATAATAGGTATCTATATAGTAAAAGGTTCAAGCACAGATATAAACGGTTTAACAGATAAATATCGTTTTTATATAGAAACAGGTAACGGAACGCTAGGCAACTTCGACAGAAATGATTTCTTAAAAAATAATATAAATAGTTCTGACAAATATTATATTGCAGGAAACACTGGTTTTGAAAGAAATAGTTACTTATTAACATCAGACAACATTGTTGAACACAACAAATGGCACAATATATGCCTTTCTTTTGTTAAAAAGCCAGAAGGCACTGAAAAGTATGATTTAGAATTGTATGTTGACGGAATTATAAAAGATTTTTTTACAAATATAAGTGTAGAATTCAACAAACAAGTTGATCAAAGTGATAATGTAATAACAGACGCTGGAGAAAATAGTAATACATTTATAACTGTAGGCAATAGGTTTCAAAATATTTCAGATTCTCTAATAAACTTAGAAAATAGCAATAATCTAGGCAATATTTTCAATAAACTTTTCTCTATTAATAAATCAGAAAATGATGATAAGTTAGGTCCTTATGTAAAAAAACATATAGACTTTGGGACAGACATAACTAATATTTCTGAAGTTCCCGTAGCAATACATGACGACGCTATATCACATGATTTTAAAAATACTCTTGTAGGACCTCTTAGCTCTGGAGGGCCAGCAAACTATGTTGGACCTAATACTAGTCTAGCTTTAAACGCTGAACTTCATGATATTAGAATATATAATAGACATATTCAAAATGTTGAAGAGCTTATATGTAAAAAGTCTATAGAAGATTTTAATGATGAAAACTTAATTTTTTCAGTGCCATGTTTTTATTATGAATCTGATATTAAAAGAAAAGGTCTTGTTAACTTGAACGGTTTAAGTTCTAATGGCAGTAATAGAAATGAAATTAATGATGATAATTTATTAATAGACGGTCCTGTTAACAGTTATTTTTCAAATAAGTGTTTAGGGCATGAAGTATCAGTTGAAAATTTTATAGTGGAGTTTAAGAAAAAAGTTTCTCCAAATTTCATAATAAATAATAGCTTTAGCGATGACTCTTCTTTTCGAGATGCTTGGAACATAATAGCTTGTGACTCAAACTTTAGTGATGCAGATGACATAGTAAACATTAGAGTTAAAAAAGGCTTTTCAGTAAATGATGTATATTTTGAAAAAATTTCAACTAATAATTCTTTAGACCAACAAGATGAACAAAGCTTTTATTTTTCCAGCAATATTAATTATAAAAACAACTTTATTCTTCCAAACGATAACGGTTTACAAGAGCAAAAATATAATGAATTTAAAAATTATTATGAAAATTATAGTGGAATATTTCATATTAATGAAAATGATTACTTTGACTTAGGCTTTGTTAATTTAAATAATGTGCATAGCGAAAATATAGCACTTATACCAATTCAGTCTATACAATCAATATCTGGAAATTCTTTTCTAATAGAAAAAAGTGAAACTTTAGGATTTACAGTTGACCTAGAAGATAGAGATAACTTTTTATTAGGTCTTTTACAAGGAACATTTAAAGAAAGTTACAATTTATTTAAAAATACTTCGCTAAACAACTTTTTTAAATCAACTTTTGTATTAGACGACACTTATGATAATTCTAGAATGTTGAAAATTAATAAAACTAGTACTTCTGGTATGTCATCATCTTTTACTGTTGGTAGAGAAGATTTTTTTAATGATTATTCAAATCCTTTAGGAAGAAAAATACACGATAATTATCTATCAGGTGTTGGAAATACTTTGCCACCTATTTCCGAAAAACAACTTGATAATAGTCAACCTACACCTGATACTGTAGGATATTACAAGCATGAGCTGCCTATATTTAATATTACAAAAGATAGAAGTGAAAACTATTCAGTAATTTTTGATATATCTAGTCAGCTATTTAGAAGGAAAATAGAAAGAGAAACTTTAGAAATAAAAGACGTTGATTTGCAAGGATCAGGTGGATCCTTGCAAGTTACACTTAAAGATAACGGATTAGGTTGTTTATATAGGGCTGATTGTTTAACAAAGCAAGCTACTTGGAATTTTGTTGGTCATTGCTTATATGGTGAAGGATTGATTACATTACTTCACCCAGGTCTTGAAAATTTTGGTAAAAATAATTTTGGAATAAACTTTAAATGTGCAACATCTTTAAATGTAATGGAATTAAATTTACCAGCACATGCAGGTAAAACAAATCTTTCCAGAAATTTATCTTATAACGAAGATTTAAGACTAGACGATTCTGCCTTTAATTCAGATGAAAAATTTGTTTATATAACTGATATTCATTTACATGATCATGATCTTAATATACTAGCAACAGCAAAGTTAGCTAAACCATTCCCTAAAAAGAGTTTAGATAATGTATTGTTTAGACTAAAGATGGACTTTTAATGAAAAAAATAAAATATTTAGGACTAGATATATCAACTTCTATTATAGGTATATGTTTATTAGACTCCAATAAAGATCTAGTAGATCTATGTAGTATTAATTTAAAAAAGATTAAATGTATTTTTAGTAAGTCTAATGCAGTTAAAGATGAATTTACAAAATTAAAAAATAAATATTCTTTTACAGAAGACTTTAAGATAAGTATAGAAGAATCATTTCAGTCATTTAGCAAAGGATTTTCATCTGCTAAAACGTTGTCACAACTCAATAGGTTTAACGGTATTGTATCATACCTTTCAGCAGATGTATTCTCTGTTATTCCTGTATATATAAATGTTAATAGCGCTAGAAAAAATTTAGAAATTAAAATAAACAAGAAGTTAGATTTGTCTACTAAAGAGCAAGTATTTCAGTGGGTAAAAAGTAATTTAAAAAATGATTTTGATTGGCCTATGAAGACTTTAAAAAGTGGCCCTAATAAAGGTCTTGTAAAATTTGATGAATCTTGTTATGATATGTCTGACGCATATGTAATATGTAAGGCACTAATTTATAATGAAGAACAAAACAATTTATGAAAAACTTGACTTTTTGCAATCTTTTACAAATGTATCGCTTTCAAAAGATGGTGTAAATGCATGTATATGGTGTCCTTATTGTAAGCACCCGAACAAAAGCAAGCTTAAGTTAGTCATACATTTAGAAAAAAACTTTTATCATTGTTGGGTTTGTGACAAAAAAGGTTCAAATGTAAACTATTTAATATCTAAAATAAATAAAAACAAGTCTTTAGAGTCAGAAAGATTTTTTAAAAAAAGAGTTAATAACAAGTTTGATTTAGGTATAAATATAAATTCTTTATTTGGAAAAGAAGACTATATTGAAGAAGATGAATTAGTTGAAGTGCCTAATGGTTTTAAACTTTTAGCAAATGCTTATAATGCTTATGATCCTGATGCAAGAGATGTTTTTAAGTACGCAATTAAAAGAGGCGCAAATAAGCACAAGTTTTGGATGTTGAGGCTAGGCTATTCGTTGGACGAAAACTTTAGAAGATGCTTAATTCTTCCTTCTTTAGACGACAAAGGTGAAATTAATTTTTTTACTGCCAGGAAAATAGACGTTTCTTCTAAAGATTCTTTTAAATATAAAAATTCAAATAATAAAAAAAGCAAAATTATATTTAACGAAATAAATATTGACTGGAGCCAAAGACTTACTATTGTTGAAGGTCCTTTAGATCTTTTAAAAACAAATGATAACGCAACTTGCTTACTTGGCTCATCTCTTACGCAAGACATGAAACTTTTTTCTAAAATAGTTGAAAACAAAACTCCTGTAGCATTAGCTTTAGATAGTGATGTTTATAATAAAACATTAAAAATAGCAAAATTATTATCAGAATATGATATTGATGTTAATATAGTTGATACTAGAGGTGCTGAAGATGTTGGTGATATGTCTTTAGAACAATTTGAAGAATTGTTAGATAATGCTTCAAAATATAAAAAAGAAGACAGCCTAATGGCAAAAATATCTATGCTTTGAAAAGGAAATAAATGACTTTTAAATGTGCACATATATCTGATATTCACTGGCGTGGTCTTAAAAGACACGATGAGTATAAAAAAGTATTTAAGCTTATATTTAAAAAGTTAAAAGGTCTAGAATTAGATGCAATATTTATAGGCGGTGACATTGTTCATTCTAAAACGCAAGGTATTTCACCAGAGATCATTGAATCTTTAACATGGTGGTTTGAATCATTAGCTGAAATTGCACCTACACATGTAATATTAGGTAATCATGATGGTCTTATTCTTAATGAAGACAGGCAAGACGCAATAACGCCACTACTTTCGGCAATTAATAACCCAAATATCTTTCTTTACAAGAAAAGTGGAACATATCCTGTTGGTGTTGATGGATTTAACTGGTGCGTTTTTTCTTGTTTTGATCAAAAAGGATGGAAAGACGTAAAGCCTGTAGATAATGAAATAAACATTGCTTGCTTTCACGGCTCTGTTTTAGGTTCAAAAACGGATACAGACTGGGAGCTTGAAGGTGAAGTTAACCTTTCTTTTTTTGACAATTATGAATTTAGTTTTTTAGGTGACATACACAAATTTCAGTATTTAGATGAAGATAAAAGAGTAGCATACCCAGGATCTACAATACAACAAAACTACGGTGAAGATATTCTAAAAGGCTTTCTTTATTGGGAAATTAACTCTAAGCATGACTATAAAAGCAAATTTATAAGTGTATCTAATCCTCACCCGTTTTTAACATTAGATTGGAAAGGGTCTGTAGAAGAAACTATAAGATTTGCAAGCAAAGTTAAGAAAGGTGTAAGGTTTAGAGTAAGATCAGAAGAAAACATATCTCAAGCTGAAATAAAATTATTGCACTATTATCTTAAAGAAAAAAGACGTGCACACGAAATTGTTTATCAGGTTCTTAATAAGACTAATAATGAAAGTCAGACTTTTGCAAATGAATTTAAACCAAAGTTAGATATTAGAAATAAAAGTGACCGTTATTCTTTATTGAAAGATTTGTGGGGTGAAAAATTAGAAGAAAAAGTTATTTCCGACTTAGACGATATATTTGTAAAGTCACTAGATAGTGTTCCAAATAGCTTTTCTGATGTCAGTGGTCAAAAATGGTCAATTAATTCTATGGAATTTGATAATACTTTTTCTTACGGAAAAAACAACTTTATAAACTTTAACAATATGCAAGGAGTTATCGGCTTATTTGGAAACAATAGGGCAGGAAAATCATCTATACCTGGAACTTTAATGTATGGATTATTTAATACAACAGATAGAGGTACTCTTAAAAATCATGATATTATCAATATTAGAAAAGGTAGTTGCAAAACAAAGATAAACATAAGCATTGGTACTGATGAATATAACATAATTAGAGAGACTATTAAAAAAACCAGTAAAAAAGGTATAACTTCTGCTAATACTAAGCTTGAGCTAATTAATTTAAATGACGATTTTGAAAATGATGAAACTGAGGAGCAAAGAAGAGAAACTGAAAAAGTTTTAAGGAAAATAATTGGTACGTCTGAAGATTTTTTATACACCAGTTTTGCATCTCAAGGTGAAATGAACACTTTTATTAAAGAAAAATCTTCAGCAAGAAAATCAGTAATTTCAAAGTTTTTAAATTTAGATATATATGAAGAGCTATATAAGCAGTCTAGAGAAGAGTATATTGTACTAAAAAATTCTTTAAAAAGAATTGAAGAAAAAGACTGGCAAGGATTAATAAATTCTTTACTAAAAGAAATAGAGACAAATAAAAAGCTAATTGCAGAGACAGGAAATAAACTGTCAGCATTAAGACAAGAAGAAGTTTCTTTAAGGCTTGAAGAAAAAGAAACACTGTCAAATTCAAAAACACATCCTTCAGGATATACTCTAGATAATGCAAACAAAGAGATTAATAATCTTAAAGAAAGAAAAACAAGAATAGATAAACAAATAAAAGAATTATGCTTAAAAAAAGAAAATATAAAGTCTTCTATAGATAAAATATATAGATTTAAGTCACAGTATCCTGTTGAAGAGTTAGAAGAAGAAAAAACAAAGCTTAATAATTTATTAAAAAAGCTAAGAGACTTTAAGGCTTTAAAATTTAGTCTAGAACAAGAAAAAAAGAATGTAGACAAAGATCTTAAAATACTTAATCAAGTTCCATGTGAAAATAAATATCCTTCATGTATGTTCATTGAAAACGCTTATAGCTCTATAGATAAAAACAAAGATATAATTGAAAATCTTAAAGAAATAGAAGGATCAATATTTGAAGTTCAAGGTGTAGTTAAAAGTATAGAGAAAGAAAACATAGAAACAAAGCTTAAAAAGTACAATGATGTTATTAACAAAGAATACAAGCTTAATGTTGACTTAGAAAACACAGAAGTAAAAATCAAAGCTTTAAAAGAAAAATATTCAATAAATCTAGAAAAAATAGAAAAGTTATCTGTTTTAATTGAGGAGTTAATGATTTTTGATTCTAATGATTTAGGTTTAAAATTAAAAGATATCAAGCGTAGCTTAAATAGAGTTAGCGATTTAATCTATAATGAAGAAATTAAATCAAAAAAATTAGAAAAGAACCAGTTTGAAATTGATGTAAAAATAGAAAGCCTAAAAAAAGAAAAAGAAGAATATAATGATTTAGTTAAAAAATGGAAAGTATATGACCTTTTTTCCTATGCTATATCTAAAAAAGGTATTCCTACTATGCTTATAAAGTCTTGTTTACCTAAAATAAACAATGAGATAAGTAAAATATTAAATGGTGTAACAAGCTTTAAAGTTTATCTTCAGGATGAAGAAGATAGCAATAATTTAAATGTATATATTGACTATGGTGACTCTAAAAGAGTTATTGAGTGTGCAAGCGGAATGGAAAAGATGATGTCTTCAATTGCAATAAGAGTTGCTTTGACAAATATATCTTCACTTTCAAAACCTGATATATTTATAATTGATGAAGGATTTGGAGCTTTAGATGAATCAAACGTAGAGGCTTGTGGCAGATTATTGACTAGTCTTAAAAAGTACTTCAAGACAATAATTGTCATATCTCATGTTGATGCAATAAAAGATATTGTTGATAAAAACATTGAAATAAACGTGAAAGGAAATGACTCTTATGTCCATTATGAATAAAAAAAACTGGTATAGACTTGATAATGAAACTGAAGAATTTATTAGAAAAGATATAAGATTTATTAGGCCTGTCAATCATGAAACTGTATCTATTGATTGCCCTTGCTGTAAAGTATTAATATCTACTATAGAGGATGTAGAATCAGTAAAAAAGTATGATGTTTGTGAAGAATGTCAAATAATATATTACTATCCTAATAAAGAAAAATGGGAAAATGGTTGGAGACCTTATAAATAAGTAATTTAAACTTGATATATATTTAATAGAATAAAGGTAGTTTAAGGAATTTAATAATGAAATATGATTTAGTTGCTAATATAGGAACTGCAATTGACAATGTATACAATTATTCTTCGGAAAGTGGCTCTAGAAAAACTGTCACAAGTTTTGATAATGAGTGTTTGTTGATTACTTATAGAACAATTTTAAATATTGTAAGAGAAGAAGACTTACACTTTCAAATGAAAGAGTTAAAAAGAGAAGCAAATCAAATGATAACTGAAAGACTAAAGACGATAAAAGAAGAATTTAAAAAATCTTCAGGTCGAGCTTTGAAGAACAAAAAAATAAAAGATTATGATTCTTGTGAAACATTAACAAATAGCCCTTTTAGCCCAATGAAAAAGATAAAGTTTTCCTGCACATATGTTTATGAGGTAGAATAAAAAATGAGCAAATCGGCAAGGTCTAAAAAACATCAAATTACAGAAATAGTAAAATGTGGAAAAGATCCTGTCTATTTTATGAACAAGTATTTAAAAATACAACATCCTCTTAAAGGACTTATTCCATTTAATACCTTTAAATTTCAGGATGACTGTGTAGATGACTTTAATAATCATAGATTTAATATTATTCTTAAGTCTAGACAGTTAGGATTATCAACACTAGTAGCGGCTTATGCTGTTTGGCAGGCAATATTTTACAAAGAAAAAAATATATTAATTATTGCAACAAAGCTTGCTGTTGCTCAAAACTTTATTAGAAAAGTAAAGACTTATATAAAAAGCATGCCAAGCTGGCTTTTAGTTCCTGTTATAACAGCAAACAATAAACAACAAGTTGAGTTCTCTAATGGATCACAGATAAAAGCTGTTCCAACTTCTGAAGATGCAGGCCGTTCAGAAGCACTATCACTTTTAATAGTTGACGAGGCAGCTTTTGTCAGAAACTTTGACGAGCTTTGGATGGGATTATATCCTACTTTATCAACAGGTGGTAGAGCAATACTTTTATCAACGCCCAACGGCGTTGGTGGGCAATATCATGAAATATATACCAAGTCTGAGCGCAAAGAAAATGAGTTTAATCCAATAAAGTTAATGTGGGATGTTCATCCTGAAAGAGATGATGAATGGTTTAATAAAGAAACCAAAAACATGTCCAAAAAGCAAATATCTCAAGAGCTTTTATGCGACTTTGCGTCTTCTGGAGATACTTTTATATCTGGCGAAGTACTAGATAAATTAAGAATATTAACTAAATTTCCCGTAGAAAAAAGCGGGCCTGGTAATAATGTTTGGTATTGGGAATATCCTCTGGAAGGTGTAGCATATACACTTTCAGCAGATATTGCAAGAGGTGATAGCGGAGATTATTCGACATTTCATGTAATTAATACAAAAGATATGTCAGTCTCTGTTGAATTTAAAGGTAAAATTCCTCCCGACCAATTTGCATCTTTGCTATATGATATAGCTAGAAGATTTAATCAAGCAATGATATGTCCAGAAAATAATGCTTATGGATATACAACTTTACTTAGGCTTGGTGATCTTGGATATAAAAATATTTATTTTTCTTCTGAGAAAGAAAAATACAGGTATCTTTATGGTGAAGGCAACAATCTAGGAAAAGCTGGCTTTAATACAAATAAAGAAAGCAGGGATAAAATTTTAGCTAATTTTGAAGAAGCTTTGAGAAACGGTAGAATTAAAACATATTCTCATAGATTAATAAGCGAGCTTAAAACTTTTATATGGAATGGTAAAAAAATTACTTCAATGAAAGGCTATAATGATGATATTATTATGTCTCTTGCAATAGGGTGCTGGTTATCAGAAAGCAATTCAAGTTCTTATAATATTGGTCAAATGAAGCAAGCTGATGCTATTTTAAAAGGCATGGGGACAAATAATACAAAAATAGATAAAACTGTTATTTCACCTTTCTATAATAATAATCAGAATTCTGTGAATCCTTTTATTCCAGTATATATGCCTCAAACAACTTTTAGCGATAATAAAACTAATAAAGAAATGACAAGAAAAAATCCACTAGGTGATCTTACGTGGTTAATAGGAAAATAATTTATGGCAACTGATAATAGTAACTTATTTCAAAAGCTTACTGGTCTATTTCGTTCAGGCCCAGTTATTAAAAGAAAAGTAAAAACTCTTAATCAAACATCTAGCTCAAAGTCTTCTTTAGAAGTATTTAGAAAAGCCCACAGTGATGTATATAACAGTACGTTAAGAGCTTACGGGTCATATGATAGAATGGCAAGATATTCAGATTTTTCAGAAATGGAAGCGACACCTGAAATTAACTCAGCACTAGATATTTACGCCGAAGAATGTGTTTCTCCTGATGTTGAAGGTCAAGTTTTGCATATATACTCTGAAAATAGAATGATTAAAAAAATTCTTAACGAACTTTTTTACGATACACTAAACATAGACTTTAATCTTGTCATGTGGGTAAGAAATCTTTGTAAGTACGGAGACTTTTTCTTATTTAATGATATTCATCCAGAATATGGAGTAATAAATGCTTTTCCTATTCCTATATCAGAAATAGAAAGAGAAGAAGGTTTTGATCCTACAGACCCAGGTGCTGTAAGATTTAGATGGGTAACACAAGGCAATAGAGTTTTAGAAAATTGGCAAGTTTCACACTTCAGGCTTTTGGGCAGTGATGCATTTTTGCCATACGGATCTTCTGTTTTAGAAGGAGCAAGACGTGTTTGGCGACAGTTAATTCTTATTGAAGATGCTATGCTAGTGTATAGAGTAATAAGATCTCCTGAACGTCGTGTATTCTATATTGATGTAGGCAATATTCCACCTGAAAATATTGCAGATTATTTAGAAGAAGCACAAAGCTCTTTAAAAAGAAATGCTGTTGTTGATAAGTCAACAGGCCAAGTAGACTTAAGATACAATCCGCTTTCTGTTGATGAAGATTATTTTCTTCCTGTGAGAGGAGGAGATACTGGTACTAGAATAGATACATTAGCAGGAGGATCTAACACTACAGCCATAGAAGACGTAGAATATATACAAAAGAAACTTTTTGCTGCACTAAAAGTCCCTAAAGCATATCTTGGCTATGATGAAGACATTGGTGCTAAAGCAACACTTGCTCAAGAAGATATAAGGTTTAGTAGAACAATACAGAGAATACAGAAAACAATTGTATCTGAGCTTAGTAAGCTCGCAATGATTCATTTGTATACACATGGTTATACAGATGAAAGCCTGCTTGATTTTGAATTAAGGTTGTGTAATCCATCAAGTATAGCACAACAACAAAAACTAGAACTAATAAGAACAAAGTTTGACATATCATCAGCAGCTCCTGAAGGTATTGTTGATAAAGAATGGATTAGAAAGCATATACTTGACTTAAATAACGATGAGATTTCAAGAATAGAAAAAGGCAGGGAAACAGATAAGCTTAGAGAAATGGAGCTTGAAGCTGTACAGCTGCCGACTTCTGAAGAAGATGCTTTAGAACAAGCTCAGGCTGATAGTGGTGGTGGAGATGATATGTTTGGCGCTGGTGATGAAAGTGGCAATCAAGGTGGCGGTGGAGGATTAGGTGATCTTTTTGCAGGAGAAATAAAAAGCGGAAAATTAATGTCAGAAGAAGAGCTTGAAGAAGTCGACAAACTAATTGAAGAAGATGATGACGTTGATGCTGAAAAAAAGAAGAAAAACAAATCAAAGCCTAAGTCAACAAAACCTAAAAAAAGAAAGAAACCAAATTTTTTAACAGGTAATGATGTAGGATTAGGTCCAATATCACCTTCTTCTTTGTCTAGTGGATTTGGAGCAAATGTTACCAGCAATATAGGTCCGATAAAGACTTCAGACTTGCCTAGTGGAAGTTTGTCAGATGGTATTATGCCACAAAGTCCAGTTGTTAAAGACTATGTAGAGAAGAAACTTAGTTATAGGATGTCAAAAGATTTTGAAAGAATGTCTAACACTTTAAATATGAATAATAATAAAAATTCATTACTTAAAGAAAACAATGATATAGATTACGACATATTTATAGATGATGATTTATTAAAAGATGAAAAAGGCGAAGAATAATGGCAAGATCTCATAATAAAAAGAGAAATGTAGGCATTATTTATGAACAAATAATAAACTATGTTTGTAATAAATTAATGAACAAAGAAAAAGATAAAGCTGAAGTTGCAATTAAAATTATTAAAAATAATTTTAAAAAAGATACACAGTTATACAAGGAGTACAAACTTTTTAAGGCTTTGGCATCAACACACAACGTTTCAGATCATCTTGCTTCTTCAATAATTACAGAAGCTAAAAAAGCTTGCAATTATATGTTTAATAACGAAATTTTGGAAAAAGAAAAGTCAAATCTAATAAGAGAATTAAATCATAACATAGGCAAGGGCTTAATATTTGAAGAAAAAATTAAAAACTATAGAACATATGCAACAATTCAAACTTTACTTAATGAGTGGAGAAAATCTTCAAGTGATTTTGACAAAGTTACTGAATATGAAATTAAGCTGCATGAAAGCTTAACAAGCAAAAATGTAATCACAGATACTAAAGTAATGCCTAAAGTTGACAAGCTTACTTATAAGCTTATGAAAGAAATGTTTAATAAAAAATATAATTCAAAGCTTAACGAGACCCAACAAGAAATAATATCGGCATTTATAAAAGACGATGAAAAACTATTAGAAAATAAATATTTGGCATTAAAGTCTTCTAGCAAAATTCTTCTTGAAGAATATATTAAAGATTGTAATAATAATATTTTATTAGAAAAACAAAATAATGTTTTTTCTAAGTTTAAATCTTTGGATGAAAAAGATATGTCTAAAGAAAACATGCAAAAGTTCTTGACGTTAGCTAAACTTAAAGAAGAATTAATAGGAGAAGATTAATGAATACACAAAGACTTATAACTGAGTGGGTTAATTTTGAATATGATCCTAAGATTATTAAAGAGCAAAAAGAAGCAAATCAGCCTTTAATAATGAAAGGTATTTTACAAAAAGCAGAAACTTTAAATCAAAATGGAAGAGTTTACCCAAAATCTATTCTTGAAAGAGAAATAAGAAATTACCAAAAGTTTATAAAGGAAAACAGAGCTTTAGGTGAATTAGATCATCCTGATTCTTCTGTAGTAGAATTAAAAAATGCATCTCATAATATCAAAGAAGCTTATATGGAAGGCAATATAGTTTATGGTACTGTGGAGATATTAAATACACCTAGTGGCAAAATATTACAATCATTAGTAGAAAGTGGTGTAACATTAGGAATATCTTCAAGAGGAGTTGGTAGTACAAGACCAGAAGGTAATATGCAAATAGTACAAGATGATTTTCAACTAATTTGCTGGGACTTTGTAAGTGAGCCTTCAACACCAGGCGCATTTATGATGCGTGAAGGAAAAGAAGTTTCTCCCCAGTTTATAAATAATGTATTTAACAAAACAGATAGAATAGATAGAATTTTTAACGACATATTGGAGTGGAAATAATGGCAATATCACATATACCAAGATCAGTCGGGCATAACTTTGCTCCAGAATACCAAATTAGTGCAGTACCTTACGTAGTAGATATTGCTGCTGACAATGTTGATACATTTTATGT